ATAGCCCTGCGTTGTTTCGCATTGGTCTGTTGGCGTAGGTGCCTAGTGATGTCATGCCCCAGCGTTTGCCACAGAGTTCTACAAGTTTTGCGGTGACGGGTTGTGTGCCTTTGCCATCCCATGAGGGATAGTAAGGGTATGCGCGGTTTGTCATGGTACGGCTGGTGGGTCTTTCGGTTTGTCTTTAAGGCCGTTGCCAGCCAGCAAGCCAATAAGGCCACCTGCAAGGGTCATAAGCATTGGCGACAGGATGGCCCACGCTTCGGAGTCGTTGGGGGCTTGCTCGGTTGGTTGTACTACAAACAGTAGGCCGAAGAGCAGAGCCAAAATTGAAAAGACAAAAGACAGTGTTAGTCCTACGCCTACGACAAGGATAAGTCGGGCTTTGATTTCTTCGTTGGTGAGTCTGTTTTCTGGTTTCATGGGCATCGCCTTTCAAATGTGCCGTTGGCTTTTGTGGTTTCGCAGTTTTCGCGTACACGGTCTGCGCAGGCTGTGAGCATGACGATGAGCAGGCTAAGCAGGGCTAGGCGTTTCATCGGGTGCCTCTGGTCGTGTTAGTGGTGCCGGTGGTTCTGTGTCGTGTTCCCACAGGATTAAAACACCATCGGATAATGCCCACCCTGTTTCAAAACCTGCGTCAGAAAGTAGTTGCATTGCTTCAAGATGCGTCATGCTGAAACCTCCAAAAGAATCATGGTTGATAAGTCGCCACCAATTTGCACTGACGCACTGGCAGCATTTGAGTTGCTAAAAAACTGTGTCTTGTAAGTCGTTGCAGATGTTGTTGCAGGGCTATCCAAGTAGCAGGTGCTCATCGCTGCGATGCGCAAGTTTAACGCTGTACCTGTGTAACCAGCACTGTGCGCAATTAGGGCTATTTGTGTAGCGCCACGAACTAGGCGCAAGTTAATTGCATTATTGGCATTAGCGCCGCTTTTGTCGCCACCAACTTGATTAACCAAAACAAGGATTTTGCTAGAAGATGACTGTGGCGTAATGGTTGCCGTTAGCGTTGTATCAACATAGGTGGTAGTAGAGCTTGAAGTAGGGGTGCTAGTTGATCCTTGAACTACCTGCAAAATGCGAAACGCACCCCTAAGGTTATTCATTGCAGAAGATGTCAAAATCTCGCTAGTGAAACTCGCTGGAAGGGTAGTTGGGGTAGCCATATCAGCCAGTGTACACAATCACATCAGGGCCATCTAGGTATGACGAATCAATCCTAAAATCAGCAGCCCAACGATTAGAGCCATTAAGGGTTGTAGTCCACTGCCCCGGCACAACATCATGGCTGATAGAGCTGACCTGCAAATCCTTAGTGATGGTGTTACCCGTAGGTGGTTTAACAGCCACCGTGATGCGTTCCAACAGTTCCAGCGTCAGCGTTGCAGCCCAGTTAGCGTTAGGACTGATCACAACTTGGAAGTCAGAGAACTTAGGGTACACATACTGCCCGAAACCTACGAGCAGTTGCCCCACTGTTGTTGCCTGTGCCAGCGTAGGAAAGTATGCATCTAGTGACTGTGTGGCCTGCCCATAAACAGACGTTGCTACTACGCCTGTGGCTTTGTATGAGCCACCACCACTCATCTGTGCCTCAATGACATTGCGCATCGAGTCGCCGTCATACTCGATCTCTATGCTTGGGTCTAAACCGTTACCACCAAAACCATAGGTGGCTTGGCTAGTGAAAGATTTGACATCGGTGAATTGTGCGTAGGTTGCCTTCTGTGTAAGCACCCCAGCCTTAGTCACAAATAGGGGTGCGCCTTCTGTGTTGGCTGTGCGTTGCAGTTCAGGAGTGGCAAAGACAGCGCCGTCTGTGATGTCAAGAATGTTTAGTGTGCCGTTAGCAGATACCAGTGTTGGGCTAAATGGGGTTTCGGCAATGATGCGTGACACTCGCGCAGCTGTTGTCTCTAGAAAAGCAACTGTTGAGTATTTAATAATGGTTTGGACAGTGGCTTGGCTGATAGCAGAAGTCCAAATAACTACCTGCTGTATTGGGCCTTGGCTAACAGAAAAGACATCGGTGTTAGCCCCAAGAACTAGGAAGGCTGTGCTAGTGGTTTGTGCCCCTGTTGCATCTATGCCGTTTATGTAAATCTTGGCGGTTTTGCTTGAAGCCGTCCACACACAAGCAATATGTAAAGGCTCGCTCGTGTTGGTAATGTCCGACACTGTTGTAGTTGTCCAAGTGTTAGGGCTACCACCACTGCCTGTCTGCACAACAAAGTTGAACTTGCCTGTAGTCAAGCCTTCAAGATAAAAACCAAAGTTGCTGACTGCGCCACCAAAAATTGATTGAACACCATCAGAAGAACTACCTAAAACCACCCAAGCAGAAACACTAAAGTCAGCGTCAGTAGAGAACACAACAGGGTCGGAACCTGTGCCATTCGTTGCTATTGACGCATTATTGACACCAACACCACCAAGGCAGTTATCCACCAGACCAACAGCCATCTGCCCAGCAGCTGCAGCATTAGTCAAAGTGCTCAAGTTCTTAGGCACAGTGCCAATGTCTGTCTCAATGGCAGCAGTAAACGGTGTAATCGGGTCGTCCATTGTCCAATAGTGGCGTGGCGATGTTGAAAGAATGTACGAGCGTGACCAGTCAGTAGGCAGTTGAACCTGCCCCAGCAGTTGCATAGCGTCAAAACAAGAAAGGGTCACTGTCGAGTCTCCACCGGCATCAGTCCATGCAGCAGGGAAGCCGTTAATGAAGCCACGGAACACTGCGTAAGTCTGATTGTCGTAAGTTGCCTGTATCAGTATCTGGCGACGCGGTAACAATTTGCCGTAGTACGGCCCAGAAGTGTAGAACGGGTCAAAAGTTCTATCCCTGTTGTTTAACACCACCGAGGCGGAACCATCGAAGGTGCCCCAATCGTCAAACCTGCCACGAGTTGTGGACATCGAGCGCACATAACTTGTCACATCAGTCCACGTAGGACTCAACACATAAGGGCCATCATCAAAAGCAATAGCGACAGAAGCAACAGGGAATGGCACTAGGCAGCCATCTTGCCTGTGCGACGGTTGTAAGCATTAAGGGCATCAGAGACTGCTTTGCCGATAGCCACAGGATCACCAACACCTGTCTGGATTGTGATGTTTACGCCACCACCCATACCCATGCCACCCATTTTGGATAGTGGGATTACAGCTTCAGGGCCGTTGCCTTCACCAATCATTGCCAACGTAGGACGGGTCACGATGCCACCCTCAGCTAGGCGTGGAATGTCTTTGATTTTAACTCCGCCGGGAAACAACTTTTTACCTACAGGGCCAAGAGCAATGTTGGCAACTAACTCTACGGCTTTGTTTACATTGTCAATAATTCCGTTAGCGATTGCCTTGCCAAGTGACTTTCCAAGTCCAGCAAACTCAGGTGCAAGTTTTGCAAGGATTTCTGGGATTGCTTTAATAATCTCAACAGCCATTTTAAATAGCCCTTTGATGAGTTCGGGTGCTATGTCAATCACCCATCCAATGATGGCAGGAATCCACTCGGCCCACAGTTTGACAAACATTGGTAGTCCTTCTGTGACTATCCACTTGACAGCATCCTTGATAAAGGTGCCTAGGTTTTTCAACATTGGTTCAAGGTTTGGCTCAATCCAATCCACAAGCGCCTGCCCAAGTTCTTTCATTTTCTTAGAGAAAGCAGGAAGGCCAGTCTCAACAATCCACTTACCTGCAGCAACAATGAACTTGCCCAACGCTTTAAACATTGGTTTAACTTGTGGGCCAATCCAATCAACAAGCGCCTTGCCAATCGCTGCCAACGCTTCACCAATAAAAGGCAGGGCTTCATCCCTGAGATAAGTGCCTACATTGTCAAACACTTCACCGACAGCTTTTGCAGCGCCATCTTTTTTAACTGTGTCACCAAAGTTTTGAACGAAACCAACCAAAGACTCAAACGCTGGAATGATTTTATCCATGATGATGTCAAGCAGTTTTTCCAACACAGGAAGTAGCAAAGCGCCTATGGTTTCTTTGAGTTCGTCAAAGCGTACTTTCAGGCGTTGCATTTTACCTGCCGTAGTATTAGCCGCGCCAGCAGCTGCACCACCTGTAGCCTCAGCCACTTTCTTCATGACTTCCTCAAACGATGCGCCGTTCTTGATCATGTCTCGATATTCAGGTGCCAACTTTGTTAGGGCAATGTAGTTTCCGCCGTACGCTTTTTCCAGAGCGTTGGTCACTGTTTTAAGTGGCAGACCTTTAGCAGCTGCAACATCAAACGCAATGGCAGACAACTTCTGTGCTTTGGTGACACTGTTAGTAGCTCGTAATAGTCCGGCATAAGCTGGGCGCAATTCGTCATCGGTAATGCCTAGGACTTTGCCTTGTAGGGTTATCCAATCTTCAACTGCTTTGATTTGGACATCAGTTGCTTTAGTTGTTTTTTGGAGTACGCGAGCCAGTTCTTGTTGTGCCACCTCATCTTGTACGGCGCTTTTAACAGCTGTAACCAGCACAGCACTTAAAGCAGCTACCGCAGCAGTGGCTGGCAGGATGGCACTTTTTAATGCTGAGCCAGCCCTTTTGCCTGCGTTCTGTAAGTTTTGGAATTGTTGAGTGGCTTGCTTAATGCCTTTGTTATTGAACTCGGAAGCAATGTTTAGAACTACAGCCATTAGAGATTGCCCTGCTTTTGTACGAGTCTCATAACTTTGTCCACCAGTTCTTTGACTTGTCT